AGACCGGAGCCCCACCTGGCCCTGCCGGCGGCGGCTCCGCCGGGCTCGACGTAGGCGTCGATGGTTGAGCGAGTGTGGGCGAGCGCGACCATGGACCCTTGGTGGAGTTGGACGAGTACCCGATCTCCTGGCGCGACTTTCGTTGTGAGTAGGCTGTCGTCCACGTAGTAGGGAGTGTCGCCCATGCCGTCAAGGCGCGCTTCGAAGCGGGGGACAAAGCCATCCTTATTCGCCACTTGTGTCGTTCTCACGGTGCCCCACCTGTAGGTCGGCTGCGCGTCCAGACGGGCTCGCAGATCCGCCACGACCCGCGTGAGGTACTCAATGCCGTCACTCATGCGCGAACCTCCTTCATCGTCGTTTTCACGAGCGCCGTTGGGGAAAGCTTGTACTCCATCTGTTGAATGACGCAGCGCATGCGCGTGCCCTGCGAGACAAACTCGACGACATCTCCGGGCGAGATCGGGACTGGCATGTGCTCGATGACCAGGGACGCAGCGGGCGCAGATTTTTCCGCGAGGATCCTGTGCGCGATCTCATCGATGATCTCCTGCGACGCCGCCTGAACGCCAGTTTCCACGTGCGTCACCTCCCCGCGATTCTGGATCGAGAACGGGTCCTTTGGATCGCGGTTCTCGGCTCTGCCGACCAGAGGCGGAGGGGTCTCGCCAACCATCTGTCGACTGCCGGTACCTCCCGCCCCGACGCAGATCACGACGTTCGGCACTGCGAAGATGTCCCTGTCGATCGTCCACGACGCCGAGTGGATCGCCTTGCTCCCCTCAACGAATCGGTAGCTGACTGGGCGCTGTGATGGCCGGACGTACTTGTTAACAAGTAGGGTTCCCCGCCCGTCAGTGGAGAGCGCCGAGTATCCACCCGCGTTCAGCACGTCGTTGATGACGGTGAGCACCGATGTGCCCACGTCGTACACGCTCTCCTTGAGCGCGAAATTGGGAAGCTCGATCGCGGCCGGCACACGCTGGAACGACCTGAACAGGGGACCAAGAAGGGACTGGGCACCTCCCCCGGCATGATGCGTGACCTGCTTGAGGACAGCCCTATCCGCGTAAGCCAGCAACCCCTGCAGCTCGATGCCGCTGACCACTCGATGCTCGTCGACTTCCCTGCTCGGGGCACTCATGATGAACGTCCCCACCGGCCAGCCCTCCATCCCCTCCGGGACGTAATCGACACGAGCATGCATGTTGAACCAATCGATCTCCTGCCCCATATCCACGACGCGAAGAGACCCCGATGCGCGCAGACGACTGGTGGACGACAGCGTCACCGACCCGTACTCGACGCCGTCAAGCACGCCAAGATCTTCTCCCCGAAGATTGGTCAGCATCACCCGAAACTCCGCTTGCCTGTCACCCGTCAGGCCGCTCATACCCCCACCTCCGTCAATTTCGCTGACACCCTCCAGATGCCCCCGACCTCTCGATCAAGCTGCACATCCGAGAGAGACCCGTAGAACACCCGTCCTAGAGGATCCCTGCACATGAACGGCGCTGGCATGAACGCCAGGTCCTCCACCGCCCGACGTTCCCTCTCCGAGGCATCCACCAGCGTCGCCGAGATTGTCACCACACGCTGCCGCTGCGTGCCCGACATCTCCACGCCAAGATCCCGCCCCGCGAAGTGCTTGACCTCCCGGTTCACCAAGCCCATAGACGCTCCGGTTGCCGGATCCCACGCGAGGCGAGCTACGCGCGAGAACCCCTGCCCTGCGCTCAGCCACACCGCCTGAGAGTCCGCGAGCGCGTCGACGATCGTCACCGACGATGACGGCAGGGAACTGGTCGCAGTCACCCGGTACTTTGTGACTCCGTTCGTCAGGCACTCCCTGTCTCGGTACATCGTGGACGGGGGGAGACGATCGGCCACTAGTGTCCACGTGGATCCGCCGTCGATGGATCGCTCGAGGCGCGTCTCGACGGTTGCCGGGGTCTTTGCTCCGGCTGGGATTGCCGGCGAGGCTATGGAGACGAGCATGTCTCCCTCTGATTCCTCCCATTCAGCTGTGACTATCGGCTGCGGCGGCGTCGGGTACTCGACGTTGTACCGGCGCTCCACGCTGGTTGTGAGCCCGAAACCATCCGTGAGGGCGATGCGGACCACGTACGCAGTCTTGTTCTCGAGGCGAGCCTTGAATACCAGGGCCGCGTGGGAGAACGATGGGGAAACGTTGATGACGCTCGTGTCGCCCTCGATTTGCTCGATGAGCTGCAGGTCGGCGCTGAGGAGCTCTGCGACGACAGTGCTGATCGTCGTCGACGACCCTTGTACGTGTGACACCGAGATCGCGCCCTCGAACACCGACTTGTCCAGCGTGTTCGCGTTGGGTGCGAGCGCGACCACCGGAGCGTAGGTGACCGTCGTTCGCCTGGCCGGCGACCACTCCGAGTACTCCCGGAACTGGCCTTTCGTCCGTATCTGGTAGGTGTAGACCCCTGCGGGGAGGTCCACAGTCTTGTCCTGGACGACGCCGGCGACACTCACAGTTGTCCACGATGGCGTGTTTCCGACCTCGTTGGTGACCCGCGCGTAGCGGATCTCCGCAGCTTCCTGCCAGGTCTCATCAATCGACGTGTGAGACCACGCGAACATGACCTGCCCGACTGGAGCGTAGGCCCCGGGCTTGCGAACTCCCGGGATACCGGGCTTTTGGAGCACTTGGATAGTGTTTGACGGCGCCGACCGGTTTGACTCGAGAGCATCCGTCTTGACATACGCGTAGTACGTGTGAGGAACTTGGAGATCGGCGCTTGTGTGAACCCAGCCGTCCGCGTCGGCGCGTACAGTGCCGACCTTGTCGTCACCGTCGTAGATCTCGACAGTAGCATCCTGTGGATACGGGAAGGTCGTTGTCCACGAGACGTTGATCTTTCCGTCCTTGGTCTTGGACGCCGTCAGCTCCGTTACCGGATCGGGACGGGTCGATACGCCCGCCGACATCGGGGATGCCGGCCCCGGCACGAAGTCCGACACGTCCCTCACGCGCGTCGGGATGACCGGCGAGGCGTAGACCCTGTACCAGAACCTGTCGTTCGGGTACACCGCGCGATCGTCGATCACGGTGAACGTCGCGGCGGTGCTTCCCTCGACGTTTACCCATGTGACGACATGCCACTCGCGTGGGAGCCAAGGCCCGGACTGGTTGTCGGCGTAGGCGTCCCATCGTTCGATCACGTACGAGCGGATCGGAGAGGACGAATCCGCCGGCGTCGCGGCCGGCCACGCCACCGACACCGACCTCCCATCCGGCTGGAGGACCGCCTTGCAGTAGGACGGCGCTGTCGGAGGCTTCGCAGGGCGGGCCGGGAGGGTGAGCCACGCCTGAACCGACGGGTGCCCGCCGTTCCAGATGGGACCGAGAGAGTACCCCGCGTAGATGGACCGCTCCTGGTTGGGTTGCAGGGTCTCGGTCCAGTGCGACGTGCCCATGTCCTTGTACACGGTGGACCCGCGCGGCGAGGAGAACGACACCGTCTCCGACCCCGAGCCGAGGGCACCCCACCACTCGGTGGGAGCCGTGTACTGATGCCCGTACCCATCCGAGCGCAGCCAGAACTGGGCATGGACCTGCACGACCCCCGACGCGGGATCACCCGTCCACCACATCTCGATACCAACCGACATGTAGCCGGACGATGCCGACCATTGAATCGCCACTGTTTCCTCCCCCTCTTTAGAACCCGATGAGACTACGCATCGCTCCGCGCGACGCCGGAGCCAGGCTCGACGAGACAACCCCCGATGCCTCGACGCGCATGCGCCCGACCAGCTTGTCGTCACTGTCGCGCACGACTAGATACGACGGCAGCGACTCCTGCCGCGCCGCACCCGAGACCACGCCTAACCCAGCCGTCACACTCAACGCGCCAGACTCCAGAGACGCAAGCTGGGCCTGGCCCGACGCGATCGTGTCCCTGATCGCAGCCTCGAACAACGGCGCACGCTGCACCGCGCCCTCAGCCAACGCCTCGACAATCGAGCGACCTGAGTACAGAGTCCAGCCGCGGCCGGAGAACGGACCCTTCTTCGCCGGTGAGAACGGCAAGTACTTCCGGACACCGCTGAGCAGGTCCGAGACCGCGCCCACCGCCGCACCCGCCATCGACTTAATTCCATCGATCAGGCCCTGAATGATCTTCTTGCCTGACGAGACCATCATTGAGGGCACGTTGGACAGGACGCTCATAATCTGCTGCGGGACGTCCCAGATGATGCTCTTGAGTGCCGGCAGGGACTGCACGATGCCGTCGATCAGACCCGTCAGAATCTGCACGCCGGCGTTGAGGATCAGCGGGAGATTCTGCACGAGGACCGTGACGATCGTCGTGATGATCTGCGGCAACATCGCGATCAGCTGCGGGATCGCCTGCACGATGCCACTGATGACACCGATCAAGAGCTGCACGCCCGCGCTGATGATCATCGGCAGGTTTGTGATCAGCGTCGTGACGATCGTGTTGATGATCTGCGGCAGCATGTCGATGAGCTGCGGAATCGCTTCGAGTATGCCGGTGATCAGCGTCGTCAGCAGCGTAACGCCCGCCTCGATGATCAGCGGCAGATTCTCCACGATCGTCGTCACGACCGTTGTGAGGATCTGCGGCAGCATCTCGACCAATGCTGGTAGCGCCGTCTGCAGACCACTGATGAGCGCCTGCAGCACCTGCACGCCCGCCTGAATCAGCTGCGGCAGCGCCTGCACGATGGTCGTCACAACGGTCGTCACGATCTGCGGGAGCGCCGCCGCCAGCGTCGGGATCGCCTGCACCAGACCATTGATCAGGCCCGTCAGCAGCCCCGCGCCCGCCTGAATCAGCTGCGGGACCGCAGTTGTGAGCGCATCCAAGAGCGACGAGATGATTCCCGGCAGCGCTTCAAGAAGCACCGGGATCGCTGCCGTCAGACCGGCCGTCAGACCGTTGATCAGGTCGACGCCCGCGTTGATGAGCTGCGGCAGCATATCGACGAGGCCCTTCACGAGCGCGACGATCATCTGCGCGGCAGCAGGAATCAGCTGCGGAAGCCAATCCCCAAACGACCCAACGAACGCCTCGATGATCTGGCCCGCCATGTTCAGCAGGACCGGCAGCGCCGTCGTGATGCCCATGACCAGCGTCTTGACAGCCTCAGCGCCCGACGCGATCAGCTGCGGAGCGTTCGAGACCAGCTCCGACCCGTACTTCGAGACGTTGAGAATCATGTCCGAGATCATCGTCTGAATCTGCGTCGTCAGCTCACCACCAGATGCCTGCACCAGAGCGCCGATGCCGGCGACCGCCGCCGTGATGAGGCCACCGAAGGCCAGCACCTTGCCGAAACGCGCCGGATTCAGGAACATGCCGACCTGCTCGATCAGCCCCTCAGCCGCCGAACCAAGCGGACCAGCAGCGCCCGCCAGCGCTTGCCCCATCTTCGGGCCGATGCCGCGCATTGCCTGCATCGCCGGGCCAAGTGCCTTGCCTGCGCCCTCCTTGAGGACGCCGCCGACACCTGAGAGCTTGCCGCTGAGCGCCCCGAACGATGGCCCGATGTGCTTGTCCCCAGCCTCGCGGATCACGCGGCCGAAGCCCGAGAGCTTCTCACCAATCGCCGCAGACGCATTCGACGCCGCCTCACCCGCGCCGGACTTCAAGGCGCTGCCGAGGCTCTTCGCGTGCTGACCGGCCGACTCGACAGCCGGCGCGAAAACCTTACCGACGCCGTCCTTGACCGCGCCGCCAAGCCCCGAAAACTTATCCGCGAGCGCAGACGGCGAGGGGAGTGCGTCGAACGCTCCGATGATCAGTGACGGATCAGCGAGTAGCGTGCCCGCGCCTGCGAGCGCGGCGAAGCCTCCGGTGGCTTGTCCGAGGGCTTTGGCGATGTCCTCGAGGGTGAGCTTTCCGTCCTTCATGGCGTCAGCGAAGGGGCGGAGCTTGCCAGCGAAGATGTCGACGTACTTGCCCGCGTTGTCGAATGCTGGGCCGACCTGTTCGCCGACTGCGTTGACGATGTCCGTCAGCGGTTCCTTAACCTTGGCAAGGGAAGCGACGAGGCCCTTTTCAACGGCCGCCTCGAGGTTGCCCCACGCGCCCTCGAACGTTGAAGCGGACTTGGCGGCTTGCTCGGCGACATCGGTGAACCCCAGGTCCATCAGGGCCTGGTTGAACTCCTCGGCCGTGATCTGCCCCTGGCTCATCGCGTCCCTGAAGTTCCCGGTGAAGGCCGAGTTTTTCTTGAGCGCCTCCTGGATCTTGCCCGAGGCGCCTGGTATCGCCGCGGCAATCTGGTTCCAGTCCTGCGTCGTGAGCTTGCCCGCGCCGTTGATCTGGACGAGCGCGAGCGCGACCTGCTTGAAAGTCTCCTTCGTGCCGCCCGCGATCGCGTTGACGTTGCCTGCCGCTTCGGCCATCTTGTCGAAGTCCTTGACGCCGTTCGCGGCGAGCTGTGCGGTCACCGACTGAATGTCGGACAGGTCGTACACCGTCTGGTCGGCGTACGTCTGCGCTGCTGCGGTCAGCTGCTTGATCCGCGACGGGTCGACGCCCGCGAATTCGAGCGTCTTCTTGAACTTGTCGGTGGCGTCGGACGCTGCGATTGCGGCGGGGATCTGCGCCGTCAGGGCTGCGGTGACCCCGCCGACCGCTGCCGAGACGCCGCCCAGTCCGAGCTTGCCGATCGACGCGAGTGCCCCACCGATGTGGGTGGAGAGCGCGGATCCGATGCGTGATCCCCACGACTCTGTCGCGCCTGTCAGCGCTCCGGTGACGTCGCTGGACCCGAACTCTTCGGCGATCGTGCGCTTCAATCCCTTGAAGCTTGGGACGACGTCGATCCAGGCTGTACCCAAGGATGTGCCTTCGGCCACGCTCTCTCCTTATCTAGTTTTCAACTGGCTCGCGTGCCGCGTTGAGCTGTGCATCGATCCAGTCCGTGTCGGGCATGGTGTCGATCTCGACTCGCGTTCCCGGGCGCGGTATCGGCGGTGGCATGCCCCGGCCCTTCTGCGCGTTCTCTGTCTTTGCCCACTGGAGCCAGCGCAGCGAGTCTGCCTGAATCGCAGCGAGGTGCGTATCGATGGATCTCCACTGCCATTCTTTGTCGATTGCACGCAGCGTCCAGGATTCTGTCTGCCTGATGACGACGGATGTGAGACGCGCGGCCTGGCGCGCTGGCATCTGGCGCGGGCCGCGCCCGAAGAACCTGAGGAAGTCCGCCTCCAGCTCGTCGGGCGCGTGCGTCAGGATCGCTGCGAGCGTCAGGCTTTTGGGGCCAGCTCGCTCATGATCTGCACGAGCATCTCAGTCGCGGCGGTCGCCGTGACTCGGCCGCGCTCATCCCTGGCTGCGTCGAGCAGTGCCTGCGCCTGATCGCCCACGACCGCGCGGAATACGGTCGGCAGGGCGAGGATGTCGCCGCGCTGAATCTCCGCGAGCGACTCGAGCAGCTCGAAGTCATCGAATACGGTCGGGTCGACCTTGATCTGCACGCCCGCGACCGTGAGCGTGCGCAGCATGTCAGTGCGGACCGTTCCGTTATGTGCCTCGTTCACTGCCGCAAGTGAGCCGTCAGCGGGACGGGCGACATAGTGTCCGCCCTGCTCGCGAGGGCCACCGTGCCACTCGATCTCGACGTCTTCGTGGTTACCGGGCACCATCTGGTTGTAAGTCATCGCGCTCAACCTTTCTATGTGTGAGTATGTGTCGCGCCTATGAGAGTTGGTATGGAAGAGGGGCGGGGCGCGACCCTGCCTGCGCCCCGGGATGGTGGTCAGGCAGGCTCCGCCCCTCTTCCACGATTTCGGGTCGATCAGCCCGCCGCAGCCTTCGCGATGTACTCGCGGGCGCAGTCACCCTCGAGCTTCGCGGACGGATACGCGGCGATCGTCACCTCGTATCCCACAGCTTCGCCGTCCTTGTACACGGTCGAGCCGCGCCCGGTGATCTGGCCCTCTGGGATCACGATTCGCTTGATGAGGCCCCCCGTGAGCAAGACCTCGAAAACGAACACGCGGCGAGGCAGGATTTTCGAGTTGTGGCGCACACTGATCGGCTTATCCGCGCCGCCCTGCTGCTCGACGTTCTCCTGCCCGAACACCTCGCGCAGGACATCAGGATCGAGCGCCTGAAGGAGCTTCGTCTTGAACGTCTCCTTGTACCCAGTCTGCTGCGTGAGGACGACGTCGCCCCCAAACGCCTTCATGTCGCTGGACTCGGTATCGATCGGATTCTCGAAACCATCCTCCGAAAGGTACCCCAGCTTCACGAACGCCGCGTTGAGAGCGGTCGTCGCATCAGCGGGGAGCTCGGTCCCCAGCGTGGCGGCGAAAAACGCGCCGCCCTTCTGCGGCTTCGCCGCAGTAATGAGAGCGGAATTATGCTCTGCCATATGACTCTCCTGTCAAGAGAAATGATTCAGGTGAGCGCCAGGGTGGCACTCACCGTCAGTTGAAAACGAGGAACCCGAGAATCCGGGTCAGGGAAGGCGTACACCGACTGCACGTCAGCGGACGCGACGTAGGGCTGCATCTGCCAATCCATCAGCAGAGCCGCCACACGATCCGCGAGCGCCACAGCATCAGCCTGGGTCTGTGCCCACACCTGGATCGCGAACAGCGGATGGTCCCACAGGTGTGTGCGCGCTCCTCCTACGCGCTCGACGGTGATGAACTGTGGCGGGCGCTGTGCTGGCACCTGGCCAGAGACAGGCACCCCCAGACCAGCGGACGTCAAGTAGGCGATGAGTTTCCCGATTGACGTCATATTCGACCTGCCCCCACTGCCTTGAGCAGGACGTTCGATCGGGCGTTGCGGATCCGGCCTTTCGTCGTGACGGCCTTGACCACGCCATGCGGCCTGGTCTTGCCTTGCTGCACCGACGCTTCGAATCCGGCGCCCGCTGCTTCGGCGATCCGCTTGGCGGATGCCTCGACCAGAGGTGTCGCAAGATCGCGAAGCGCTTCGTTGTTGATCTCGAGCTTCATGCCTCACCCCTCTACGAGCCGAGCTTGGACTGGCCTGTCCCACAGGGTGGGGGTCGCATGGTCCATGTAGGCCTGCGGGTTCCCCATCACCTCATAGTCAGCGCCGTTCCACTGGATGCGACATCCCCGTAGGCTGCCGGTGTAGGTCTTCGGGAAATGGAAGACCATGACAGTAGCGTCACCGTCTGGACGAGATGCAGCCAGGTCCTGCGATGAGGCCGGGGAGACCAGCACGTTGCCCACGGGCATGGGAGGTCCCCAGGTGCGATGCTGGTTCCCCAGCTCGTCCTGCCCGGCATCCTGGGGCACGATCACGGTTACCTGCACGCCCCGGATCATGAGGACCGCCCGATAGTGCGAACGGCCGCGAAACGGCCTCGACGGATACCGAGCCGGCGACGGTGGACCCGCGTGAAGCTCATCGACCCCACCGGAGTGGAGAACGTCGAGGACTGCGAATAGGGTCCGCCCGTCACCGTGGACTGCGTCGCGCCATACGCGAAGCCGTCCGCCTGCTGCCGGATCGAGTACCGCACCATGTCGCATACAACGTCCTCATATGAGTCACGGCGGATACTTTCATCCGCGAGCGCGGCGGCGAGGTCGATCTTGTCGGCTGCGAGTTCGTCGCGGACGATGCGCGCCGCTCGTGCGAGCGCCGTCTCGACGGTCTGCTGGCCGGCTGTGCTTTCCTCGGCCTGGCCGTATCGCTCTCGGAACGCTGCGATCGTGACGGTCAATGGATCGGGCGGTGCCATATGTGGCCTCCTCGCTGCTAGTCGGTGGGATCCGCCTCCGCTGAGGTGGAGGCGGCGCCCTCGGTCTCCGGCGCAGTCTCGGGCTGCGCGGCGTCGGACGGGCCGGTGATGCCGACGTCGTCGCCGAGGACGTCGAGGATGATCTCGGCGTCAGCGGCCGTGACGGCCGCCAGACCGTCCTCGAACTGCACGTGCGGGGTCGTGATGAGCAGGGTCGGGATCGCGTCGCAGCGCAGCTGCACCATTTCGATCTTCTTCTTCGCCACTGCGAATCACCCCTCCGCCACGGTCAGGACGCCGTGGGCCTTCTCGTTGCCGTACCTGAGGCCGATCTCGCCGTAGACCTGCGCGCGCTCAGACGCACCGACCTTAGCCAGCGGCTCGGCGAAGAAATGCCCCTTCTCCGGCACCTCGAGGAACGCTGGAGCCAGCTCGTCCAGGGACGCGACCACGAGCTTCGTCGCGGGCATGTAGCGGTTCAGCATCACGTTGAGGGTGCCGAAGTCCGTCTCCAGCGTCTTGAGGGCGACGCCGCCGACGTTGCGGTCTCCCTGCTCGAAGCCTGGCTTGATGAACACACGCGTGAGGGCTCGCTTTAGGTCGGCATTGACGATGATCGTTGCCGTCTCGCCCTCACGAATCCCTCCGTTCTGCCACACCTTCTGCATTAGGTCAAGCACATCATCCTCTGTAAGTTCAGATGCCTTGTGCGTGGTGGTCGCAACGTTCGTCGTGATCGCCTCAAGGAGACCTCTTGTCTTCCTCGGCGTAGCGTTCGTCGTCGGGTTCGCGTACGTGCCCGTGATGAAGCTCTTCTCTACATCGCGGGCAATCTGCTTCAGTTGAGCCTGAATCTGCTCCGCGAGCGCGTCAGCGGAGAGGCTGACAGACCCGAACTGAATGGCCGAGCCTGACGCGCCGTACTGGTTCACCGCGCCCATCTTCGTGTAGGAGACAGATACCGCCTCCTGGTGGATTTCGAGTACGTTCTCGACCTTGAACTTCACGCGAGCGTCGAGAACCGTGGCGTCCGCGCCCTCAACGCGCTGGCGTGTCGCGTCAGCGTCGCGCAGGTCGTAGCCCTGCCAGCCGAACGTTGTCGACCCGACAGAGATGCCGCCCGTCAGCCCGCCAATCGCGGACAGAAAAGGCGTGTCCTTCGGCGAGGCGAGGAACAGTTCGCCGACGTAGTTCGGGCAGTTGTAGGTTGTGGTCATTTCAGTAATGCCAGGCATAGATCATTCTCCTATCAAATGAAAGCGAGGGAGTGTCAGGCGGTCAGGTTTGCGAGCTTGACCGCTTTCAGAGCAGCGGACGTCTTGAAATCGCCAGCAGCCTGAGCTGCCGCGATCTGCTCGTCCAGAGACACCGACGAAGTGCGCGGGGGGAACACCCCGGCACCCGAATCCGCGAGCGCTGGGACAGCTGGAGCCGTCGGAGCGGTTTCTTCTCGCCACGTGGCCAGGCGCTTGGCGGACTGTGCGATCTCTTCCTCGGTGGCACCGTGGAGAAGATCGGCGGGCACCCCGTACTCGGAGGCTGCAGCTGCGATGAGCTCTGCGCGCTGGGCCTGCTGCTCGAGGGCCGCGACTTTGGACCGCAGGTCGTCGATGGTGGTGTCCTTGCCGTTGATTGCTTCGGTGAGGGCTTCGACCTGCTTTCGGTCTGCCTTCGCTCGGCGTTCCCACGTGCGCGCGTGGGTCTTCCAGTCCTCACCCTGAGTGCTTGTGTCCTCCTGCGAGGGCTGAGCGTCGGGTGTCTGATCCGTGGTGGTTGTGGTGGAGGTGGTGTCCTGCGCCTTCGCGTTGGGCACAGCGTCCGTTTCGGTTTCGGTGGCCTTGACGGTGTTGGTGTTCATTGGTGTCCTTCCATGCGGAGAGAGCGTGAAACCCACTGCCATTGCGGAAGTGGGCATAACAAAACCCCGCACCGTGTTCGGTACGGGGGAGCTTGGTTGGGGTGCTGGGTTACGCCGCTGGAGCCTCGTTCGCGGCGACGCCCTCGCGTAACTCTGCGAGTTCCTCATCGAAGAGGCCGCCCTCGGCATCGTTGATCGCTGCGAGCCGATCAACCCAGGCAACAGTGACAGCACCGTACTTGACGAGCGAAGAGACCGCTCCGTCGACGTCCGGGCCGTCGCATTCGAGCATCGTGCGCAGATACTCTGTTTCGTCGCGGGCACCCAGCGCATTGAGCGCTGCGATCGCGTCGCGCACGAACTGTGATACCGCGTCAATGTCCATAGGCGTATTGTACCTACCTTTCAATCGGAATTATTGATTTAATGCGATATCCTTTCGCGTCATTTCGATACGCGACACGAACTGTGACCCCGTTGACTCGCCCAGTGGCAGACGCGACGTTGACGCTCTCTCTGACGCCCTGTTCGCGCAGCACTTGAGCGCCCGCCTGCAAAATGTCGCCAGCCGTCCAATCATCGGGAAACTCCGTCCTCCCGAACCGCCACCCATACCCCGATAGGTGCCCGCCTGAATGGCCTAGCCCGTATAGTGTATGGCGCCACTCTTTCGCGCGAAGTGGCGGCAGGCCGTCTGGCCAGCCTTTCGGCGCTTGTGTCATCTCGCGCGGCGGGAGTCTCCGTGCCACCCCCGGCGTGAGGCCACGCTCCAGGAGCGTGGCAAGCGCCCGGCTCCGGTCGCGGTCAATCACGCCACGTTGAAGCGTGCCGTCGGCGGAGACCCGTTGGGGAGCGCGCCCGTCGGTGAGCTGGTCGGGGAACAGCTCACGCATACGCGCGGTGATCTTCTTGATGTCGTCTGTGCCTGTGCCTTCATCAGCGAGGTCATCAACCGCCTGCTTGTATATTCGCTCGTACTGCTTGTGGTCATATCCCCGGATGCGCGGACGTTTGTCCCACGAGGGGACAATCTGGCAGTCGCACTTGAAGTGCGACTTCTTGAATTGTGCGGTTTCCTCGCTCTTGTAGACGAAGCCCCGGGAGGCCCAGAGCATGCACCAGGCGCATGTCTCCGCTCCGGTTGGCACTCGAGCGTATCGTGGCTTTTTCGGGTCGCGCTCGGCCGCGTGCTGCGTGGTCGCCCGGCCGGCGTCAGAGATGAGCTTGCGAGCGCCGTCACTTAGGCGCGCGAGCACCCTCGCGCGGCCGGCCCCCTCCCGCAGATCCCGGATTGCCGCTCCGACGATCTTCGCCGCTTCGTTCTCATCGACGAGGGTCGTCGGCATCGCCGGCGAATACGCCCTCGCAACTCCCCCGAGCTCGCGCTGCTTCTCGTACCACTCGAGTGCTGCCGTCGCCGCCGCTTCGGCAGACTCTTCCACGAGGCGCGGATACAGCTGGTACAGGGCATCTTCAAGCGTGTTGACGTCGTTGACGGGGAGCTTCTTCCACAGCGCCTTTATCCGGCGTTCAGCGACGTCGCCCGCACGGTTCTGCGTCCGCGCGAGCTGCTGCACGTCCTGGATATGCACGCTGCCGCCCTCCTTCTACTACTTCTCTTCGAGCGTCGACGTCGCAGCTTCCGGCAGTCGCAGTGAGACGGGCACAGCGCCCGTCAGCTTGACGCCGGGCATGCCGAGCACGTCGAGAGCGCTCTGCGGATCGACGCCCGCGCGCACGGCAACGCCGAGCGCGTCGAACGCTTCCTTCGCGTGGGACATGTCCAGCCCGCCCGTCGCCGCGGGCGCGGCCTCGGCTGCGGTCTCCTGCGTCGATAGGCGGTCCAGGAGACCGGATGCCTCCGCCCGGCGCTTGTCCGACATCAGGCGCGCGATCTGCGACCCCGAGTACCCGAGTTCCTCGAGGACTACCGAGGACTGCGCGAGCCATGGCATCGCGCTGATCTGTTTCACGATGGCGTCAGATTGAGAGACAATCGATGGATGTGCGGGGTCGCCCCATCGCGTCGCCAAGGACCGCAGCTCCGACGTCATCTCGTCAAGGCCGTCGCGCATCATCACCGCGTGCGCGTAGACGCGCGTCAGGGCCGCGTCGAACACGCGCTGCGCATTCTTCGCCTTGATGACCAGCTCTTCCTTCGCCGCATACAGGGCCTCCGCCGAGGACGGATTGTCCTGGATGACGCCGAGAGACGAGACTGGCAGGGAGGAGACCCCCGACAGCTCGGTCGCCAGAGCGCGCATCTGCTCGGTGAACGGCTGGCTCGACTGCTGCGGCAGGACCGTCACCTTCGGCCCCTCCGGCTCCTCACCCGACGAGATCGTCTTGATCGTGCCGAGCTTCCAGTCCCACGAGCGCAGATCGGCGATCAGATCCGGGTCGACGCCCGACAGGAGGATCCCCGGAGCGGTGAACAGCTCCGTCGCCAGCTCCTCACGCAATACGGTGCGCATCGCTCTCTGGGTAATGCTCATGACGTCGCGGGAGATCCTCGAGCGCCCGAGCGGCCTGTCGAGGGAGGGCTCGAAGGGCAGTGCCTCCATCATGGCCGCGCCCATACCGTGCAGCTCGGCATGCACGATCTGCCAGGCCGACGCCGTGTTCTGCTCGACGATGTACGTGGAGTCAACCGTGTACAGGGTGAAACGCGTCGGTCGGCCGGCATCATCAATGTCGTCGATCGTCAGGCCGTAGGACAGGCGACGTCGCACGCGGTCCCACAGGCCCGCAGCCCAGTCGGCCGAGTGGCCCTGAATGATGACGGTCGGCTCGCCGGCAGCCTCGACGCCCTTGCGCAGCGTCAGGAAGGCGACCGAGTGCGTGAGCGCGGACGGGATAGTCTGCGCGATCTCCAGCTCGAAGCTGGTCGCGGCGAGTAGATCGTTGATCTCGAACGGGTTGTCCTGTCCGTTCGCCGCGGTGACGCCGTCCCAGATCAGCAGGTCCGAGAGGCCGAACACGACTTTGCGGGGCCATCCGATGACGGCGCCGAGCTGGTCGACCATCTCGTCAGGCACCGAGATGTTCAGGTTGTCGGGACGGACGATGCCGTCGAGGTATGCCTGGCGCAGCCGGTTGCGCGGCTGCTTGACGCGCCACAGCTCGACGAGCTGAGCGAGCGCGGCCTGCTCTGCGGGCGTCAGCCCCGGCACTGCCGGAGCCGAGAATATCACCGGGGTGGCCAGCATGAACTTCTTGGCGCTCACAGTGCCCTCGCTTTCTTGCCCGGACGGCGCCGGGTCGTCTTAGCCGCCAGGACGGCCGCCGAGGCGGCCTCCAGCGGAGTCTCATCACCATCGGGGACGCTTGCTTCCCATCCCCACGCGCCGTCACGGGCGCGGATCTTCCTATCGCACACGGCCACAGCCGAGTTGAGCGCGTCCTGCGGATCACCGACCGGGTGCGTGATCCGCCCGTCACGCAAACCCTCGAAAAACAGCGAGCACGACTCGAGGTACTCACGGGTCGTCATGATGTGCACAATCCGGGCAGGCACGCCCCGCACCTGGAGAGCGTCCGCGAGCGCCGACGCGCCGGAGCCTCCAACGAGGTTGATCTGCGCGGTGCGGTCCTTGCGGGCGGCGAGCCAGTCGGCAACAGCCTTCACGCCCTCGTCCGTTGACCCGCTGAAGGTGTCGATCGCGTTGACGTGGAAGCGCACGTCGGAGCCGGTGCCCGTTTTCAGTGCGCCCGCGAGCGCCTGACGCTTGCCGTCCGCGCTGAACGCGACGGCGAACGAGCGGAAGCCATCGGCGGGTCGGCTGTTGTGGTGTCCCATGTGGTCGGGTCGATCGCCCTCGACGCGCCTGCGTTCGCCGGCCACATGCCGAGGCGTTCGCGCGCGAAGCCCTCATCCGAGAGCGTCTTGCGCTCCAGCTCGATGAACGCGCGCTTCATGCGACCCGCGAGAAGCGCGGGGTTCGTGGCCTCCCACGTCTTGACGTCGTCCATGCGCAGCGGCTTATCCGGGTCCGCGCTCCACTCGTGCCAGCACATCGCGCCGGGATGATCGGATAGCGCCTGGTCTCGGATACGCTCGAACACCTGGCCGTTAGCGTTCGGCCCGGGCGGCGTCCCCGTGTACAACACTTGGGAGTTGCCGAGGTGACCGGCCGATCCAGTCGACGTGATCGCTTCGAGAGCATCCTCGGTGAGTTCTTGAGCCTCATCGAGGACGATCAGGTCAGCGGTAAAACCGCGCCCGGAGGACTTCGAGCGGGCAATCACGCGCAGGGAGCCGCCGTGCCAGCCCCGCGACGGGTCATTCTTGAGGATGATCGCTTCCTGCCCGTTGACGTTGCGGACCTGCTCAACCATCGCGTTCAGCTCAGGGTAGCGAGCGGCCTCGTCGTCGGCCTTCTTCCCGAAGAACTCCTTGAACCTTCGGTAGTGCGCTTGCGCGGACTTGACTTCATGCGCCGAGTGGATCACGGTTTCGCCGAGCAGGACCATGCCGAAGAGCTCGCGCATCTCGAGCAAGGCATTTTTGCCGTTCTGACGAGGCACGGACAGCCCGGCGACGGGGTGCTTCCACTCGTCCTTGGCCGAGGCGGCGAGCCAGTCGTCGAGGACGAGCTGCTGCCAGGTGTCCGGCGTCAGCCCGAACGTCGACGCGAACTCACCCGCCAGCTCACCGAAGCTCTTGGCGCGGCGCTCAACGGCGACCCGCAGCCGGGGAGCCTGCTCGATGTTTCGCCAATCTCTGCTGGAAATCGACAACCTGGCCCCCCTTGCCCTTCACCGCCTCCGGGACCGCAGCCCCCGAGGTGCCCGAGATCTCCGAAATCAACGCCCGCGCCTCACGGATCAGGGGCGCCCGTTTGTCGAACTCCGCGTACTCGAGGGACGCGAGCGTCAGATCGAGCAACTTCTTGCGAGCCTCAAGCTCATCGAACGCATCCGCCTTCTTCGCATCCGCCTTCTTCTTCGCCACCACAACCACCCCCAAACCCCTCAATATCAATGAAAAACGCCTACCGCGAGCGCCAGACACCCACCAGAGGCCCACAGTAGCCGCGTGCCAAACGAACCCGGTCGGTCAGCGGTTTTCCAGCTCAACCCGCCTGAAAGCGGGGGGGTATGGCGCTATACCGCTGTGGGGGCGCCTGTGGGGAGGGGGCGGGGGAGGTGCCCCCTCAAACGGCAGAAACACAACGAAAAGTCGCTGTTTCTACCAGTCAACATCCACTGATGTCGGGCGGGCAGCCCGCCTCGGAACATTCACGCGATCGCCACGCGACTGATTGCAACGACGGCACAGCACGCGGCCGTTCTCGAGGACGTTCTTCCCGCCCCAACGATGCGGAAGGATGTGATCAGGCTCGGCCGACGACGGCGTCAGCGTGTTCACATAATCAAGCAGCACGTTGCAAACCGGGCAATGCGTGACACCAGCTGCTCGGCCGGCCGCGAGCACTCGTTTACGCCAGTGTTTGTACTGGCTCGTTCCGGTCCGGGATGACACCATGCGCGCCACCCCCTCGCCGGAAAAACGAAAGGCCCCCACTTACGCGGAAGGCCACACTAGAAGAATACACCGTTGCACCCCACCCTGGGTAGCGACACCCCAGGGGGTGTTTCTGACCGCCCCCTGGTATAGACCACCCCCCAGGGTGGGAAAATCGCGCAAAATATACCAGAAAATATGCCACCCCCCGTTTCTGACTGCCCCCGGGTATAGACCACCCCCACGGGGTGTTTGCAAGCACCCCCCGGGGGTGGTTTGGAAGGCTCCCTCCGGGTACGGAAACCCCCGGTGCGCTGGCAGCACTGCTGGGGGTGCTGCCTGTCAGGACGCGAGGTCGACGATGTCGGCGACCCTGTACCTTCGATGACCGACCTCGGCCGAAACCGGCCGCAGCCTCTGCCGCTTGCACCACGACCTCACGGTCGCATCCTTGATCGGCTTGCCGACGATCAGCTCAGCGACCCTGGTCGCACGCGGGCGCGGAAGCTCAAGGCGCTTCGCCTCGGCCATCATCAACACGACGGCCGTCCGACAGTCGACCTTCTGCCAGCACTCACGGCACTTCACCTCGTCCGCGCCCTCCCGCGCGAGTAGGTCAGCGCTGCAGCGCGGGCACTTGCCGACGAACATGAGCCGCGCGTGCGCCGGGGCCGCGAGGTGCTCAAGCCGCTTGATCGAGTACAGGACTTCGTCGGCGCACTGCTGCGCCGACGGCCAACGCCGCACGCGATCCTCGTGCGCCTCGAAGACCCTGGCAACCATCAACCAATCCCGGGCGCGCACACCGTACTTGGCGCCCATCACATGCCGGATCAACTCATCAGCCCACACCTGGATCGCGTCGGCCATTTCGTCGACCTCCAACATCAGCGCCAACCGAATCGGCGGCGACGACATCGAATGCCCCGACGAACCCCCGGCCTCACCCTGAACAGACTTACGAGAAGCGATGTACTCAAGATCCGCCATGAGCGCGGGCAGGCCCCGCGTCGCGACCCGAAGCCGAGCCGCCCCACCACGCGACAAATACTCACCCGGCAGCAGCGGCTCTCCCGTTATTGGGCACACCTCACCATTCATTGCCCTACTCATCGTCATCCACGTCCTTGATGTCGCCCCTGTACGTGTCACGGCACGCCTCGATGAGACCACGCCGAGCCAACATCGAGCCTCGGCCGTCTGTCATCCAGGCCGTGACGTCCGGACGAGATGGATCAATCGTCTCGATCATGATCTCCCAGGCCCCGACCAGTCTCCCAGGCCCGTGCCTCTGCGCCACCAGCGCCCCTATCGCGTCCTCAAGCCTATCCAGCACCTGCGCGTGCTCGTCTGTCATCTCCTACTCCTTCTCCTTCTCTTACGCTTCTTCTGCTCTGACGCAAGGGACGCGCCTCCCGTCCCGGCCTGACCTGTCCCGGCCTGACCTGTCCCGGCCTGACCTGTCCCGGCCTGACCTGTCCCGGCCTGACCTGTCCCGGCCTGACCTGTCCCGGCCT